AGATTGTTTGTTTAGCGATTCTAAACGTTGTTTAATCAAATTTAAATCCATGTTTTATAACTTTTTTATTAATGTGTGAATATACGAAATACAGCTAGGTAATCCTAACTATACTTCAAGAATTTTATGAATCTTAGTTTTTAACTGCTTCAATTCATCTCTTTGGGTAAGTAAAATTGTATTTCTATAATGCTCCCAAGTAATTGGAAATTTAGTATCAACTACTCCTCCATTTAATTTTTTAATTAATTCATTAAGAGCGTTTATAGTATACAATGTGTTTGATTCTTTTTTTCTATGAACTAGAATCGTATTTTGTGGTAAGCTATCTAGATTTGCCTGGTCAATATTATATGTGCAAACATATTCGTCATTACTTTTAATATGTAAAACGAATATCTTATTATACATGATATCGTATTTAGAGGTTAGACCTTCAATTAATGAATCTAACTCATCTAATGTAGTAAATGTGCAAAATAATTTGTTATTCAAATCTTTTATATTTAATGTAGAGAATTCGTTAAAATCATCTACAGTATACATATTAACCGGTTTATCTAAAATCGTAGTTGCTTCCATAACTTTCTTTTATTTGTAATTTATAATTTTTAATTATCTGTTTAATTTCTTCAATCAAACCAACTTCACTTTCATCAAAATCAAACAAAAACGAATCATAAGTATATAAGACCAGCTTAGTTTTTCGGTTTTTTAATGATTTAAATATGTCCCACAATATACGAACATTCATTGACGTCTCCAAGTTTTGTAAAACATAATTTAAAAGTTTTTGAGGTTTCATGTCATCTAGCTCATCTATTTTATATAAATGTTTTGAAATAGGACACTCAATGTAGCCGTCTTTGTTAAATCTTTGCCACAAATCATCCACATATATTTGAACTCTTTGAAAAAATTCCAGATCTTTAAACTGTTCAAATACTCCTCCGTATAGTTGTTTAAATGTTAATTCTTTAGATTTTTGGTAATCCACACCATACATTTTTGCAAACGCCTTGTGGATGTCTTCTTCGCCAAAATCATAACCCACCAACAACCCAAGAAGAGTAGGATGATAAGCACCAATGTCAAGCTCAACAAATTTATCATTACGTGGAATAAAACACGTCCTACATCCATTATCTTTGTTAAGTGCTGCGTAATTAATTCCATTAAATTTATTTGCGGGTCTTGTTGTTAAGGTTTTGAAGTTGTATTGCGTGTATACGTATTCGCTACGCTCATCGTAAAAGTACGATTTGAATCTGTCTCTATCAATTCGTATACCACTTCTTTCCACGGCGTTGAATACCACTGCGGCTTTGTCATTGTAAAAGTTGTTGATTGGCTCATTTATTCTATTTTTTAAGTCGTTAAATATGTTCTCACAATACTCATAATGTTTAACAATAGGTACTATTCTATTAACATCTTCTTTATTTGGGTATTTGTAGTAAAAGTATTGATGGCTTGTTGTTCTATCTGGTATATACGTAGGTGAAGTTAATGTTATGTCAAAAAGCTTTTGAAGTACAAAATAGTGTAAAAATTCCTTTTTATCTCGCACATATATCTTATCTAATGCGTTTAACACACATTTTATAGCGTCTATACCTACATTTAATGTTTCACTATGGTTATTCGTCAATATAAATCCCTTATTACTATTTAACGGACGAATATAAACCGCACATACTCCATTATTTGTGGGATGTTCGAAATGATTGTTTGGAATTATTTCAACAAATGCTTCACCTTTAGCAAATTTTTTAAATAACTCTAATTGTTTGTCGTCTTCAACTAACCAAAACATAACTTTTATTTTGGTTTAATATACGATTATTTTATTTGTAATCCAAATTAACTTGTAACAGGTGTTAAAGGAATGTCTTCTGCTTCACCATGAAATCTCCCAGTCATTGCTTGTCCATTAGGCATTATATGGTATAACCCTTGATAATTTAAACCATTTGGTAAAGTATAATCATCACCATTTGTATATTGGTTATTTATATTTTTAGATATATAAAATTGGAGATAATTATTTTGTAAAAATTCAGCAAAACCTACTCTTTTAATTTTTTGTTGTGCTATAAGTACTTGATCTCTATTAATATCAAATACATTGCTTTCTACTCCATCTAATGTCCATTGAAACTTAAAACACTCATACATTTCCCAAGCTATTTTATTAGATTGTTTTTTTAAAAGTCTATAAGTTTTAGCATCTACTTCTGTGTAAATTAGTTCATTAATTTTAACTATAAAATATCTTGTAAAGGATCCTAATTGATAATCTTCTTCTGTTGGAGAAGGATAGTATTGTTGAGGAAATAACCTTGTTACTGATATGTCTGTTTCAGTGATTACATTATATGTCATAACATCATCCATATTTTGTGTTTGTCCATTAAATGTTTCCCCATCAAAATTTTCAGAGTATT